AAAATATTTATTATAACCATCTGTATCTAAAAATTTTATATATTTTTCAAAATTTTTTATATTCCAATCATATAATTTGCATACATGTTGTTTAAACTTATTATCATTGACTTTAACTATATAACTTCTATCATTTTTTATCCTAGAATATTTATAATCACGATCATAATCATATTTACTATATTCTATTTCACTATCTCCTTCAAACCATTTATGAGTTTTTGTTTTAATATTTTTAACACATTCATTTTCTTCTTTGTTTAAACATGTTCTTGGATTACCAAAATCTTGCTCTAAAGAGATTTTTATTTTTTTTCCTTCAATCATTCTATTATATAAATTATAATAATTCCTAAAAAAATAAACATTTTGTAAACCAGCTCCTGATATTGCATCAGCTTGATCTTTTATATACGCTAATTTTTGATCATAATTATAATATGCCATCTTTCGAGAATAAGGTGCAAATCTAATCATTCTTTTAACATCTCTAATTACTTGTATTTGATCATCATCATCTAAAATACATATACAACTACAAAAAGTACATTCTGGTACTGGCTGAAATTTTAACAATTTAATAATTTGTCCTATACCTTTAATATCAACTTGTTCATTTTTCCTAGCCCAATATTTATCATACATTTCTCTAACTTTTTCTACATCATTTAAATGTAGAAACTCAACAAAGTCATCACCTTTGTGCAAAGCTTTATATTCTAATATATTACTCTCATTAATTACCCCTGCTTCATATAACATAAACATATTATAACTTGCCATCCTTATTGTATTCATCAAAGTTGTATCTGTTGAACCACTAAAAACTGTACCTATTATCTCACTAGAACATATTGTTTTTTTCTTTTTATTAATATAAACATTTGACATCAATAATTTAACTAAAGTACAACTTATATTTTTAAAATAATCCTCCATATCATTGTAAAATAAGTGATAAACATATCTATTTTTTTCTTTCAAAACTTTACTTACTAAATTATAAATTTTATAATCCAAATATTTCAACCAAACATGTTGTGTTTGATCAAATCCTGAACCATCTCCTTCTAAAGAATAATAACCTTTTTTATATAATTTAGTTAACATTTTTGAATAATCTTCTGAATTTTTATGACCACAATAAATTTTAGTTTTAGCATCAAATTCATGTTCTAAACGCCAAGTTATAGGACCCATAATAAATTTAATTAGTTCATCTACACCTGCTATTGCTCTATTTTTACCCCCTGGTTCTTGTTTTTCAACTTTACAAAACAATTCGTGCTTCACTAATTTAATTTTCTTATTTTTAAAAATTTCATCAGTTTTTGGATTATTAATACATACATCTATATTTTTTTGTTTATCTTTAGTTAAATGAGAATACCATTGATTATATGAATAATCAAAATCAATTAAAATATTTTTAAATATTTTATGTAACATTATATCACAAAATTTATAATAACGTAATAAAACTTCTGGATCTGGTAATACTACTGATTTATTTTGTCTTTTAAATGATGCAAAATTTGTTCTCATACAATTATTATATATAATAGCTGATCTAACATGTTCATATGGTTGTTTTAAAAAGCAACACATTTTTTTTATATGACAATTACATGGTATTTCTATAACTTTTGTGTTTTCTAAAATATGTATATTGATAATATTCATTAATAATTTTTTCCTTTTTACCTGAGATACAGAATTTTTTAATTCTATACCAAAAATCTTTGTTTCACCTCTATATATATTTAAAATATATTGATAACTAGATAAAACCAAATTTTCATTCAATCTTTCTTCATTAAAATCTAAATACTTTGCACAATTTTTCTTAAAACTTAAATGAAATTTTATTAAAACTTTAATTCTATTATAGATACTTTTGATTGTAAATTTTTCATTAATATTATATTTTTTTTCAATTTCAAATAAATCACTCCATAATTGATTAATAAATTGAAACATGTTTTTCCTTTTAACTTCAAGAACTCCTACTATTTTTTCTCCTGGTTTCCAAACACTACATGCATCTTTATTTGATAATTTTGCATGAATTTTACCATAATCATAATAAGCTACTCTTTGTTCAGTTAAATAAAATAATTCAAAATTATAAATCGTATTTAATACTTTCATATATAAATCTAATTCACATTTTTTCTTAAAATTCCATATATCTAATTTTAAAGAATATATATTTTTAACGTCAAGATAAATTTGAGACTCTTCTTCAATCAATTTATTATAACATATACCTGTTACAATTTGCTTATAAAAATGATTATTGTTAACAGTAAATTTTAAATCAACACCTAATAATTTTTGATCCAATTCAGTCTTAACTAATTTTTGCAATACATTATTAGCTAAATCAACATAATCAACAAAAAATTTACTAATTAAATTCATTAAAAACTTCTCATTTTGTATTTTCCCATATTCAATTGTTAAACTAACTAAAAATTGAACACAACTATATACTTTACATGTTGGTATTGTTCCTATAAATTCATTATTTCTTTCAAATAAAAATATTTTATCTAACTCATAAATTTGAATATCATCATACTTTCTAAATTCTTTAAAATTATAACAATAATTATTTACTATAGTTTCTCTAATTATTTCACTATTTGTACTAATTTCAAAATCTGAAAAGTCAATTTTTTTATAATTTGACTTAATTTTTCTTAATTTATAATAACCATCATCATAATAATAAGGATTTCCAGTTATGTTCCAAAAAGATGTTAATGAATTTAATCTAGTTGATTTGAAATCTAAAAATACTATACAACCTTGATAATCTGCTATATTTAACCCAAAACAATTATCACCTTTCATTGTTAGTTTATTTTTATATTTCACAAAGTTTATGTTAAAATTTTCACTTTTACATTTATAATTAACTTTTAAATCAATATCATTATTATAAATAAAAATATCCTTATTTATATATATATTTTGCTTTATTGTTACAAATATGTTCACAA